TAGTACCCGCCGAGTAATATGGCGCCAATTCACTCTGAGACTGACTATAAACACCTTGTTGAAAATTAAGAGCATTCTGCTGAGCCGCTGCTTGTTCACTAGCTGCTGTTACCGAGCCTATAGCACTTATACCGCCGCCAAGTAAAGCTCCTAGACCGGCACCGCCGAAGATACCAGCAAGAAAGAAACACGAATGCGAGTCTTCGTAATCTTCCCAGCGCGATCTAAAATCAGTTAGCATTTCTCGTTGTTCTCTAAATAAACGAGTTTCTTAGCGATATCATTATAAAAGCTAACAAAGCGAGCTGAGTTCTCTTCAAGAGTCTTTAAGCGCTCTTGAGCGTCTATCTGTATGTTTTTCGCCGCAAAGAGCTCATCGTGTTTGCGATCAAAGCTACCAATAGTAAACTCACATAATCTCCGCCTATTCTCAAACTTACTTAAACCCTCGAACGTGAAGAATATAGACTTATACTGACTAATAAACTTACCTAACATAAGTTCTTGTAAATAAAGAAAAGACCAATCGGGAACCAAACCTAGCTGCTCAATAGATCGCGCTACACTTAAGACCGTCCTATGTACGACAATAAAGCGCGCGCGAGGAAACGCGTTCTGCCAAAGTCGATAGCCAAGCACGGCGCTAGTCTCGACAGTACCGTCAAGATTAGATATCTTACTCACGTACTCGTCTACCGATGAACAACCTAGAGCCGCATCGTGTTCGACCCTAGCTCCGTATGAGCTTAGATACTCAGCTAGCCACTTCGTTCTCGATCGTGGCTGAGCAAGTATCATAAAAGAGAGCATAGTACGAGCTTACTTCTTCTTACTCTTAGCTGCCATCGCGCCACGGGACGTAACTTTATTTCCGTGCATGAGGCCGACCTTATTCGCTATAGCAAACTTCTCGCTCTTGCCACCTGGAAGCTTACTAGCGTCAACCTTAGCCTCGAAGTCCGCGATCTTAGTTTTCTTACCCGACGCTGTTCGCTTTGGCATAGCTTAACTAGCCTCCTGCTGACTGGCCTACGCCAGTATAGATCATCCACTGAATAACAACATACGGCGGCACGACATCTATAGGCGTCGGACTATCTGAACCGACACTAGCAGTTATACCCGTCGTCTCGATGGCGTTCGTGCCTGTAGCTGTCGTATCGTCAATAACAATATTAGTCACTGAAGAGCCAGTATTACCTGCTATTTCGCCGACAGCATTCGAACCGGAAGTACCGTTACTGGCGCTTACGATCGAAGCGTGATCATGCCCCGGATCGCTAACCGAGTGCGTATGTGGGTCTCCGACAAAAGCGTGTGTATGGCCTGGGTCGTGTATCGTAACGTCTTGTACTGGCAAGTTATCAGAGCTTAACGTCGAAGACGCCGAGCCGCCCCGGGAGCCAATCGCGCCACCATTAGAACCACGCACGAAATCGTCTATCAACGGAATATTAAACGTCGATCGGCCATCGCCGGAGCCCCAGGACGTGCCGATCTCATTGAACAAGTCCGAATAAACGCTCCGGCTAACTTCCCTGCCATCGCACGGCAAAGCTCCTATCGGCACGTTCTCGCTAGCACTAGCGAATATAGTACCGATCGGTAGCTGCTTAGCCACGGCGCTTTGTAGAGCGGCGAACCATCTATACCAGACGTTATTAACCGTGCCGTTAGCCGCCAACATAGGATAGTTAGCTGTCGGAATAATATTGACTGGCGGAGCATTACTCAATGGTTATTGTCCGGTATCAATTAAGCTGCCGATTATAGCCGCTTGAAACTGATCCGAGCTGGATATCTTAAATATTCTATCATAGCCGTCAGCGGCTTTAAGCGCGCCGAGTCTATTGAACTTAACCCGTTGCGAAGTAGCACCCGTAGATCCAGCTGCTCTCATCAAGATCGGCCCCCAAGTATGGCCGCCGTCGTCGCTCCAAGTGAGCTGAACTTGTGGATTAGTTCCAGCCGGAACGCCTATTCCGGTTTCCATATCCAGCGAAAGCGAATAGAACTTAACTATCTTACCCGTTCGTTGAGGCAAAGCCCGATAAGATCGGGTCCAAATCTTTTGATTACCATTATCAGTATAATTACTTAAATCATACGAGTATATATTGCCATTGCGATAGTCACCGACCAAGTTAAGTCCAGCGAAACTAGCCGAATTATTGGCCCAATGTCTAGTCAAGACGCTAGGGTTCGGGTCATAAGCCTCTCGCTGATGCCACATCGGCACGCCAGCCAAAGCCGAAGTCGTGTCGTCGTAAACCCAAGTCTGATCTCCTAACGTAGACGAAAGAACGTAAAAAACGTGACCCTCTTGCTGATAAGAGAAGCCGACCGCTGAGGCGCCCTTATCGGGCCAAGACTGAATCTCGCGCTCGATCGAGTGCGTCGAAACACGTTGAAAGTTATACCCGATTAGCTTAACGACTATACTCTCACCTTGACGGTTCTTGGCGAGAAAGAAAAATGTCTCCCCAAGCTTAGCTAAGCTCGCTGGTGACAAACAGCCGCCTTCCATATACGGCCCTTGCTCTCGCGCGAACGTAAAGTTCGGCGTACCGACGTTATTCCAGACTTCGCTGTTTACTTGCTTAAGGACAAAGATTTCGCGCCTGGTCTGAATAAGCGCCGAAATATTATCAGGATCGCCCGACGCTTGAGCAAACTGAAGCGCGGGCCAATTACTAAAGTCAACTTCGTTAGACTGAAAGAAGTTATACGTACCGGGCTGATTAATAAGGCCGAAACCGTCTAGCTGTGCTATAGTCATACCAATAAAGACGGCTAGGTCGAAGCCGTTATCGGCCATAGTTACGAACGTATCGGAGTTCGTCGGCGTAAATGGAAGTGATATGATTGAGAAACCAGGCTGAATATTCTGTAGAGACCATAAGTAACCGCCTTGACCACCAGTCTGACCTGGATCAGTACCAATACCCGAGCCAAGAAGAGTCTGATTAAACGACGAGTCTAACGAGTACAAGCTCGTATCGCTAACGACATAAAGCAAAGGCCCAGCTGAGACCGTATTCGGCGCGCCCGTAGCCAAGTTCGCTACGTGCATACCTCGTATGGGGCCGTTACCGAGCGTGGCTTGTAGCGTGAGCCCAGGCGTACCATAAAGAGCGCCAATTTCTTTTCCGGTCTTAGTCTCAACGACTTCGGCGTAAAGATTTATGCACTCTTGATCAGCCAAGTTCCCTGCTCGACTCATATAAGCCGGGCCGAAAATCGGACTGCGAATCGGAACTGGAGACTGAGACGAGATCATAAGAAATTAAGCCGCGCCCGGCGTTTCATCTTCTTTAGTTTCAATATCATCTATACAACAGCCAGCAATAACCGATGCTCTAGAAAAAGCCCCCGTCAATTCTATATCACTAACATTGCCGAATCCAAATGTAACAATGCTATCAGTCGAGTCTATAAGAGCTACAGCAGCAAATCTAATTGTACCATACTTACCGGACTCGATTCGATTAGCCAAGTTGCGAAGTCGTTCACATACGTTGACAGCCGTTTCAGGGAACTCGACTACTTTAAACTCAGACATGCTTAAACACCTGTGTCTCTATAGATGTTGTAAGTAGCCTTAGCTCTGCTGACTATCTCGCTATCGTACTGAGCTATCGTTTCTCTGTAATTTGAGCGCTTAACATTGGCTTTCGAGTTCTCGGCCGCTGTCTGTAAGCGCGGCGTAACAACAGCATTAGGATAATACGGCCCGAGCTCTAGCGCCAGATTGCGCTTAAGCGCCATACTATAGCCAGTCGGCAAATTAATCTCGACCGTAAGATCATCAAATCTTTGAAGCTGAAGATAGCTATCAAAGAAAACTTGCCAACCAATATTCGGAATCGGAAAGAAGTTCAAGATCCCCCAAGGCATCTGCGGATCATACCAAAGATACATCGGAATATTCGCGTTAACTTGGAGAATATTACCTATCTGATTCCATCTATCCTGCGTAATAACCTCTAATGGATACCGATTCGAGGTCTGATCAAACACATACGCGGTTCCGAAACCGTGTCTAAGCCTAATCGGCCTAACAGTATCAATCATCGCGCCGGGGCCGATCGTGTACTGATACGTGCCGGGAATAAACGTCAAGCTCTGTTCTAGTGTAGCGTAACAAGTAAGCGACTCATTACTCCAAGACTCTAACATATCATTGAGAGTCTTAAACCCGCGGGCCATATCCGCAGGTAAGATTAGCTCACCGGGATTGTAGACTTGAATACTCTGAAACGCGTCTTCGACAATCTGAGCGGCTGTGTCCATAAAGCTAGTCTTTACTTACCTTTAACATTCTTCAAGCGCGGGTTAGCTTTCTTAGCCGCTGGCGAAGCTTTTCTAGCCGCAGCGGCCAGGATGGCACCAGGATTATCGACTTTGCCAGCTATCTTTTTCTCAATAGCTTTGAAACCTGGGTGTGCTTTACTATGTTTCATAACTCTATCTCCTATTGTCTGGGGCTATTCCCAGGCGCGGATGGCTCAATATTGCGCTTAGACATAGCTCGTGAAAGACGATTCGTATAAGTTAGCGTCGTTTTGCTTTGCTGAGCTTGTGCTAGTAAAGCAGGCGATACTTGTGTACCTACAAAATATGGATTAAGAAACACAGCAAGATTAGCTCCAAGAGCGACTTGCTGCCCAGGTGCCAAAATATACGTATCGGTCAAGCTCTCGAAGTTTGGTAGCGGATAAGCGCCATTAAACACTGCTGTCATAGCTATATCAGGTACTGGCGCAAAAGCAGCAATAGCCCACGGTATCCTCGGATCGTACCACATAACTTGTGGCGTTGTTGGAAAATCCGTCTGCTTGGGTTTATAAAGCGCATACCATTCCAAGCTAGTTATAGAACTAGCGTAAGAAACAATAGAATTATTGTTTCTGATCGCCGTTATCTGGACTTGATTCGGCCCTACTGGAACGTAAGCTGGCGACGATACCGGAACATTGGATCGCGGCCCTATAGTATAACTCATAATACTTGGCTGTAGATTAATAGTAATCGGAACAAGCTGATAAAGAAATATACTATCGTCATTCCACTGGTCAACGAGATCGATCAGGCCTTGATAACCTCGTAATAAATCGGCTTGCAACGGCACTTCGCCGGGAGAATACAGGTTTAGTTTTTGCAATGCATCAGTAACAATAGCACTAGCACTTACGAGGTTTTCTGCCATAATCTATGGCTTCGAAACGTTACCAGGCGCGGAAGGTTCGACATTGCGCTTAGACAGTGCTCTAGACAATCGATTAGTATAAGTTAGAGTTGTCTTACTCTGCTGAGCTTGTGCTAGAAGCTCCTGTGTAACCTGTGTACTACCAAAGTACGAGTTAAGAAAAATCGCTAGGTTAGATGTAAGTGCTAACTGCTCACCAGGCGTTAATACATAATCTGTACTTAAATCTATAAATGTAGGTAAAGAATACCAACCATTAAAAGTAGCTACCATATTAGCATTAGGGATCGGAGAGAACCTGGCAACATTCGCGGGTGTACTAGTTTCGTACCACATAGCAAGAGGCGTAGCAGGAGGCAAAGTCAGATAAGATGAATAAAGTAAATTCCATTCTATAGAGCTAACGGAATTAGCGTAAGAACTTGTAGGACCTTCTACAATAGTGACCTGATCTGAACCAAGTGCAACACGAGATGGAATTGCAATACCAGCTCCAGGAGTTATAGTATAAACTGAAACACCATTTTCTAAATTAAGCTCTATAGGTAGTAATTGATAAAGATATATAGAATCATCAGTCCACTGGTCAATCAAATCTAGCAGAGCTTGAAAGCCTCGATTAGCGTCAGCCGATGAGAGAGTCTCGCCAGGTGCGTAGACGTTAAGTTTCTGAACAGCGTCAGTAATAATATCATTCGCCGTAACGGGAGTCTCGGACAAAGTTAGCTAACCTTAGCTTGACGCTTACTAGGTTGAGCTTCGACAATTTCAGCCTTAGCTACTTTAACGTTCTCTTCTTCTTTCTCTTCTTCGACAGGAGCCCACTTAGCCCGAATAGAAAACTCTTCAGCAGGCGTCTTAACTAGAACGCTATCCTTACTTGGCTTGCCATCTTTATGAACCCACATCGGGTACTTACCAGGATCAGGTACTTGAGGAAATCTCGGGTCATGAACAAGTACGCCGTCTTCCCAACGCGGATAATCCGGCGTAAGCGTAAGATCAGGCTTATTCGGATCACGTACTATCAGCTTAGGTTTGCCTTCCGAGTCTTTTTCCCACTTCGGGTACTCATCAGGATTATATTCTTCCTCGTCTATCGTACCATTAAGCACGGCTTCCAGAGCGTCGCGCTTATATTCACCAGCGGGTTTATAGCCCTTTTCAGACCAAGCTTCTTCTTCTTTCTCGTTATTAACCGTCACGTCAGGAAACTTAGCCGGCTTCGCGGGTACAACAAAAGTCCCCGTGATTCGCCCGTCTTCGATCTTAGCTTCAATTCTAGCTGGAACTTCGGCCACATACTCAGCATGGCGCATCATCTTAGGATATTCATGATGATCCTTCATAATAGCTTGTGGCTCACCGAAGCGAAGATAGCCTTTAGCTCGATACTCGGCTTCATGCTGAGCACCGTTGACCGTTACGTTTGGAAACTGCTCTGGACTAGACAGCATATTTCCCGTCGCGATAGTCGCGGCGCGATGCTGAGGGTGAACGAGCGTAATAGGATAACCAGGCTCGACTGCCATTATTCAGTCTCCTTAGAATTCGTAACGAAATCATAGTAGATTTGCGCTACCTTCACACGTTCCGCAGCATCCATATCAAATGGAGCGGCATGAAGACATGCTAGACGTGTATTCTGCTTATCTATAACTTCAACTCCAAAAAAAGGAGCTAAACGAGTAGATAATTCATTAATCAAGCTTTCATCATTAAACATGTTTAAGAATACAGTTTGGGCAAGACTAGAATCAGCATCAGTAATAGTCTCTTTAGGAAGATAGACCCGTAGCTTTTGCAATGCCAAAGCTATAATATTATCATCATTAATAGAGAAGTTCATCATAACTAAGTTCCTTATTCGGCTGCTATAGAAAAAGCCAACTTAGGTTGACTTAACTCGATTATCTTCTTTTTAAGAGCTACGTTAAAGTTCCCTTTCCAGGCTTTCGTGCCTCGATGTGTAAAGTCAATATCAGGATCAGTCCAAATCTGGAAGCCAAGATTACGGACCATAATCGAGAAGAAAAAATCCTCGCCCCACCAGCGGCCAACTTTACCATTCGGCTCATCTGGAACGAAGCCTGTTCTGAAGATATCCCAACTCCAGACAACGCCTTTCTTAGCGTCATCGCGAGGATATCGACCGCTATCTTCAGCACAAGACTCAAGAACGTTGCGTCTAATACACATAAAGCCCGTAGGCGCGAGTGCTGTTAAATAAAGCCCGTTCTGCTCGATCGGCGCCGTACTGCCATCGGCTTTCTTCTCAAAGATAAGCTCGACAGGCCATTCTTCATCATCGTTCTTCTTAGGATAAATGCCAACACAAACGTCAGCGTCATGCTTGACGAGTCTCAAAGCCGCCTCGGCAGGCCAACCAACGTCGTCATCAACGAAGAACAAATAATCGGCATCCTTATGATCAAGTAGGAACTCACTGGCGAGCGTATTACGTGCTTTAGGTAGATACGGATCGCCACCGAGATCGCGGAACACAGTATCTATCCCGTGCTGTAAGAATAGATACTGTGTCGCTAGCGAGCTCATCTTAATTTCTTCACAAGGATGTCGACTATAAGTCGGCATAGAGAAGACGACTTTCATAAAGACAAGCCTAGACTGCTGGTGAATCGGCCGCGATAGCTCCGAAAGCTTCATTATTACTCATCAGGCCCATAGCTCCCATGACGAGACCAGGCTCGGGACCCATAGCAGCCAACTGAGTATTAGCACTACCCGCCGCGGGAATAGTATCGGGATAAAAACCGATCACGTACTGCTCGCTTGGCGGCGTAATAGCACTCGCGGTCACGTTAGCAAAATTGAGCGCGAGCGTATTAGCTGCTGACACTCGCGCGCCCGTAAGGGCGAGACCCTTCTGCTGGCTAGGTTTGCTAACCTCAACAGGCTGACCCGAAACAAGACCTATGACAGTAAACGTCTGCTCTGCCGTAGTATTCGCGGCGACCGAAACCGGCGTCAAACTTGCCAAGATACGTTGCATAATGGGCTGAACTCTAAGCCCGCGCGCAGCAAAGAACAGATACGCCTCGCCCGCCGTCGGAGTAATGACCGTTGCTGTCGTGACGTTCATAAACGTAACACCGACTTGATTCGGCCCTACGACACGAGCACCAGTAACAAGCAACCCTGCTTGAAGCGTCGGCTTAGTAACAGCCACGACCATGCCGGGCTGAACGCCATTAACAGTAAAAGTCTGCTCAACCGTAGTAGCAGCCGCGACAGAAGCTGGCGACAACGTCACGCTCGGGAACTGAAGCGCGGCCGAGGCTGTAACAACGAGATAAGCCTCGGTCGTCGTCGGCGTAATAGTAGCTGACGTTACGTTACCGAACGAAACGTTAACAGTATTAGTTGCCGAAACTCGTGCTGTTCCGACAGCCAACCCGGCTTGACTCGTGGGCTTAACAACAGCCACGACCATATCCGTCGCAGCTACACCAGTCACGGTCATAGCATACTCATTAGTCGTGTTAGCTGCGACCGTGGCCGGTGTCTGCGACGTAGTATAAGTCTTCAACAAGCCATTCGCGCCAGCGAGCGAGCCCTGAAGAATCTGCGGGCTCGGTGTAGCATTGTAAAAGCTAATACTATCGCTCGCGCTCTGGCCAAGAATAGTCCCGGCCGTGTTGCCATCACTGAGTTGGCGAGGATTCTTCTGTTCAACAGTACCTGCGACGGGCATCGTACCTGACTCCTAGAAAGAAGCTAAGACAACAGTAGCGTTCGACCAGAGCTTCTCTCGGCCGAGTGCCACTTGAGTATTAATCGCGCTAGCGAGAGCTTGAGCTGTCTGCGACGAGCACTTTGGGCTAACTCGCAGCGGATTTCCTTTTTGATCTTCCACTACGACCTGATACAAAACTGGCCGCGCAGCGCGAGCAAGAAGAGCTCTCTGCTCATCACGCGGGAGTTTATTAATCGGCCGATAGTCTGGAAAACCAGTCGGGTTTCCGCCGCTAGCTCGAACACTAGGCTTAGCTTGTACTGGCGAATTAGGTGGGCTAGTTGCAACTAGCATAGAGTGGGCTTGATTCATCATGAGGTCAACCTAACTCCCATTTCAGGATAGTAGGTTGCTGTGCCATACAAGATGTCCATGCGAGCCGGGAAGACGTCATTCTGGATATCATAAGCCCGGATAATACGCATCGACACGCCCTTATAAGTCTCTCGTGCGGCGAAATCGACCCCTTCTGGTATCTCCATCGGAACCGTAACAAGCCCGAAAGTGTCGCGAACGAAACCGAGGCTCTGCGGATACGTAGTAGCGCCACTAGTCAGTACGAGCGTAATAGCGGCCAAATTGGCCGGGCTTACGTCCACGGTCTGATATGGATTACCAGGCGCCGGACCAGCCAACGTAATCGGCGGGCTTATCGAAATAGTAGCGTTGCCACCAGAGTCGGAGTTAACTGGCGCGGTAACGACGAAATCCTCAAGCGAGCCCGTACTAGTACGTGACTGAGGATTAATAGCATGAACACCGGCGAGCGTAATCACATCGCCGACGTTAAGCAAGCCTGTTACGCTAGCGGTCCAACCCGTTGTAACAAGATTGCTTCCTGTTTGATTCGCGCCATTGACAAGTGGCGTACCACCGTAAGCGCCAGTGAGCTGACTCTGCGCGTTCTGATCGCCATAGATTTCGAAGTTAGCGATATTAGCAAGGAAGCCCTTAAGGGCCGGTTCAGCAACGCTTCGAACATAAAGTGAAATCAGAGCCGCATCTAGGCTCCAATATGCTTGCGGCCCGAGAACGAGACAACGGCCATCCTGCTGAACCGCGCCCTCGTCCATGCGTTGGCCAACAGCCGCGACGCTGGAGTACGAGCTCGGAATCGTTCCGGCGGTTCCGACTACGTTCCAAATCTGGTTAAAATTCAACATAACGTCGAAATCTAGCCTATTCGCAAGCGTAGCTGCGGCCGGCTTAAGATAGCGCTCGCTGAACTCCTCGATCGTAAGCGTAAGTTCGTTCGAATTGAACTGAAAGTCAACGTGACGCTGATTCGAGATCGTAATACTAGTAGAAGGCTCGGTTACGTTCTGAATCTGCAAGCCCGGGCCGGTACTGATCTGGAACCTATTCGGCTTGCGAATTGTCAAGCTAGAACCGATCTTGACGAACTGATTCTCAAACTGCCGGTTAACCTTGCCAGCCATAACAAGGTTGTTTTCGAGAATTACCAGCGTCTCTTTGCTGATAATGCTCGGAGTAAGAAGACTATTATCTGCCACGGGGCGTCTCCGTAGAGAGGGCTAGACTCGCGCTCTCTAGTAAAAAGGAAAGGGAACGAGCGTTCTCAGGGCTCGTCAGCTATCAGGTTGAGTTACGTCTCCACGGATAAGCCCAAAAGCTCGCTTGCGCTCGCTAAGCTGTTTGGTTCAGCTAAGGTTAACGCCCTTCGGCGAAGAGGTGCTGGCGCACCCCGCCTGGAATAAGAACCCTCCAGTTAGGCTAAGCAAAGCTAAACTAGTGTAGTGCCCGACCGCCGGGCCGACGCGCGGCGAGTATCTCCGGCGTCCTACGTGCCGCATACTCTTCCATAGTTCCCTCGTTACCAACTTCAGCTAGCGATCGCGTCGTCGCGTTCGCGTTCGAGCCTGAGATCGGATTCGGCGGAGCCGGGGCGAGAACAACAGCGGGTGGCGTAGCTACAACAGTCGTAACCGGAATAGCAGCCGTAGTACTAGCTGGCGCTGGAGTAGCAGTAGCCGGCGCTGCTAAGCTATTAGTAACCGCCGCTGTAACCGGAGCTTCTAGACCGAGTTTAGTAGCTAATCGGCCCATTGCTACGGCCTGCTTAATACCGTCTGACATTGGCAAACCAGCTCTCGGCGTTCCCGGTGGGTAGACTTGGCCTGGAATAACCATGCCTGCTATCTTCGCCGCTTCGTCAGGATGCTTACCAAGATAGTACGCGATCTCGGCACCATCGTCGGAGTTCATAATAACAAGAGCCATCGCGTCGCTAATCGGCACGTTTGGGCTCTCGGCAACTTCAATGAAGTCTTCGTACTTACTTAGCGCCGCTTCACGCTTAGTTTCCCAAGATGTTCTAAGCGCGTCGGCTTGCTGGCGCTCCGTATAGAGCCGAACTTGCTCTACGCGATTAGCCTCGGCGACTCTAGCAGCTTCGGCGCGGGCTTCTTCAGCTTCAGCCTGCCGGCGCTCCATCTCAGCCGCGGCTCGCGAAGCCGCTTCCGACGAGGCCCAAGTAACAAGCGCTGCTTCATAACTCTCCGGGTCAGAATAAGCATCGCGAGTCGGTCTAGTAGAGATATCTTGAGGCGTAGTCGAAGCCTGAGCTTGCGTGTTAGTTCCAATCTTAGAGATGGCTTCTAGAGCTCGCGTTAACTGCTCGCCTTGTTGAGTAACAAGATTCTCTAATCTCTGAGCGCGCTCTTCGGCTTCTCTTCTCTGGCGTGTAATCTCTGAAAGACGAACGCCAATCGGTTCTCTAGCTGGACTCGTCGGAGCAGTCGGAGCCGGAGCTGGAGTGACTGCTGGATCTACAGCAGGAGCAGTTGCTGGATCAGCTACAGGCTCTGTGACTACAGTCGTAGTTGGCTGTACTGGAATAGCACTTGGCATATCACTAGTGGCACTAAGGGCCGGGGCGTTTGCTGGCAAAATATCGGCGGGCAAGATAATTCTCCTTACTTACTTAGAATCATAGAGTCTCGGATCACCTTCCGGGTCCGAATTGCTTAGTACGTCCTCACTTGCGTCTTGAAGCATCTTAGTTAGCTTTAGAATCTCATAGGGGCTTAACGTGTAAGTACCGCGCTTAGGTACTACAAAATCAACATGACCGCAAAGAGTACCTGATGCTACGAACTTACTACCATTAAGATCGACTTCGAAGCGCTTGGCTTCATATAGTGGTTTCTCGAACGATACAACACTCATTTTGTTTTCCTTGAAGCCGGCTTGCGCGCGCTCGTCGAAGCAACTCTAGCTAAGTGAGACTTCTTCTCAGCCGCTAGTTTCTTAACGGCATCCAAGCGCTTAGGATCGCGCCGGACTTCCTCAGCATGAGTCATATGATGAAGGTCTTCTTCGGCGCGCCACTTATCAGCACCAGGCATAGTAACTTTAGCCATTACTAATGGCTCCCTCTTGTCTCTCACCAGAGCCTTTAGTTAGGTCCGTATATAAGCCTAGGACTTCTTTAGCAAGATCGTGAAGATGATCAGCCTCAGCGCGCCGATCTTCAGCAGCTACCTTAGTCGCCGCGGCTTGAGCTTTTTGAACGACGCCAAGTAGCTGAACCTCGAAGTTACGATTAATCCTCTCGCGCGCCAACTGGCGGTCTTGATTACGATCGTTAAGCTGCGAGATAAGTTGCTGCCGCTCTTGCGTCATCTGCTGTAGCTGATTCTGCAGCTGACCTAACATAGCTTGAATCTCGGGGGCTACATCGCGCATCTCTGGTTGATTAAGCCCCGGTGGAAGAGTCTTCGCAAGACGAGTGGCGATTTCTTCTGAGCCTTCCCAGTCTTGATTCTTGGCGACGAGATCAGCTATAAGTGGCGCACTCGTCGGAATGGCTCTTAGAAAGTCCATCATAGACTCAGCTGTCTCGATACGCCTTGTCGCATAACTCGGGCCGATCGTAACCGCGACCGCGTACTTACCATAAGTCGGGTCGAACGCGCGCATAACGCGCTGCGTTTCAGGATTCTGATCCTCGTGAACGGGCTTAGAACCAAACGGATCGACTCTAACTTGCTCGTCAGTATCGTCGTCACGAAGTATCGTAAGGACACGATTCGGGCGATTATAAATCTTAGGAATTAGATCAGCAAAGATCTCGCCCGTATGACGAAGACTGTGCATAAGATTATCAATTAAGTTAAAGCTACCTATATCGCCAGAGCGTCTAAGTTCGCGCAAAGCTCGACCGCTTTCATCGTAAGTACGTTCGTTAAGAGTCGCGTCAAATCTGACTCCCGTTGTAGTTAACATATCTTGCGCGGCGCTCTGAGCAGCACTAACCACGCCGGCGTCTACACCAACGGGTTGCTGACGCTGGGGCGGTGGAACCATATGGCCGTGAATCTCTGTAGCCTTATAAGGCAAGAAAGCAAAGCTCTTATTATTGGCTTCTTTCCAAGAACCTTCGTAACCTTCTAGCTGACCCTCTGCTATAATAAACGGAGCTTTCGGAGCTAGCGCAACGCGCTCCATTTCCGAAGTATTATGTGTTGGAATCATACCCTTTCCAGCTAAGAAAAGATGCGATTCACTATCTACTTTGATACATTTTACAGGAGTCGATACTGTTCTTTCAACCGCCACAATTTTATGTGGACCCTTAGTCCTTAACTTATGCGTCGGCCTTTCTTTATTTTGTATAGACGCTTTACGATGCAATCTAAATACTTCTTCCCACCAAGGACATGAAAATGAAATCTGGTGACTATCAGCACATTCACGGACTACATTACCGGGAAGTCTCATCATACCACGATTGCGATAGATTATGGCTCCTTTAATACCAAGAGAAGTCAACAACTCCATCATTCCATCGGAAATTTTTTGATTAGTAGTCGTAAACGAACACTGATATGTCTTGGTATTAATAGAGCCATCAGTATCCATAAGGCCTTGTAACAGAGCCCAGCGTTGAGACTCTGAAGCCCTGAGATACTTCTGGGGGAGATACTTATTTCCTAACAACCCCAATTCAGTAAAGTAGTGTCGTACTCCCAGTACTGAAAATACATTTGCAGTATGATCTACACGAATAGGTCCAACAGGATATCCTAATTTCGCTATATTCTCCCGAGTTTCCTCCACATCTAAATCACCAGCTGATATTTGAGGTTCAGAAGTCAGTCCATCACCAAGCCACACACCAAGTAAATAAGGGTGTATTGCAAAATCAGACTCTGGTAAATTCAGCGGAGCAGCCTGTGATATAAAATGATCTCCCGGTTTTAAATCGCGGGTATTAACTACCCGAGGAACCCAAACTATTTTGCTTACCTTTTGAACTTTATCCAGCACCTTCCACGGATGATCAGCATCAGCAACTATGTGCGTGCCATTACCGAACTCTACACGAAAGCATTCGCGATTAATATGAACTGGACTTTCTCCTATAATATTACAGACTGCTCCGTTTTCATCAAATACTTTATCACCAGTCTTGAGTTGACCCATTGTAGTCCAACCAGAAGGCGTAGGAATAGGAGTGCTTATAGAAAGACAACGCCAATAATTGTATGCTCTCTGTGCATCTTTGGCTTGACGTATAATGCCCCAGAGCTTAACTCGGCCCTCAATATCAATCTCATCGCCAATCACTTTTACGATAGGAATCCACCTACCGGGCCACTCTGTTCGCTCCAAAATATCCTTAGCGGTTATCTTATACCACCAAATCTTAGGAACAAGCGACCGGCGCGAGCTAACTATCGAGAACTTGTCTAGGACTTCTTTCTTAAGCTCATCGCGCCAGCCCTCGAAGCCGTTCTCAAGCAAAACCAGCTCGCGTTCTTCTTGAATAATCTCATAATACTCTGCTATTCTGATCGCGTATTGATCAACCCAATTCTTTAAGCTATCGCCGAAGCCACCCATAACCCAGGGCATAGGATCAGCTTTTGGCCACTTAAGCTTGAACTCATCACGCTCGATCATTTCAGTTATGAAACCGAACTTGGCGTCAGAACCGTCGATTTCGGTATTATCCGGGTCGAGATAAACCGAATAGGCATTCCGAATTCTCTTAACGCGAATTACTTGATCAAACGTATCTGGCGCCTCATATTCGGTTATAATCCGCCAATAACCCCAGCCTTTACGCGCGGCCGACTCATAACCAGTATCATAAGCTCTATCGGCTCTAGACTGGCGTTCTATATCACGAACAAGACCGCGATAGATTCTAGCGACATCGATGTCGCCGCGATCGCCAATAGGATGATAATCTATGGTCGGTCTATTCTGGCGCTGATCATTAGTAACTTGCTTAACAAGCACCGGAAGCTTGTTCATAGTCAAGCACGGGCGCTTCTCAGAATTACGCCGGGCGCGAACGTCCGCGGGCCATTGATCGCCAGAATAGAACTTGTCGTCGTCAAGCCCGTCGCGACGGTTATCGGCCTCTGCTGAGATACAGCGCTCAAGACGTTTTCTCGCACGTCCTAAGATTTCATTGTCTTCTTCGACTTGATCTTTAGTCTCGGCTCTAAGAAATCTGACTTTACCGTCTTGACTATCATTAAGCGAAGTCGGGGCAATCCTATTCATACCTGGCGTGACTGTCGGCAATCTTATTGCGCCGTCGTTCAAGGGCTTTTCAGGATCTTGCACCTTAGTAGCCTTTTTTACCGCCGCCAGAGCCTTTGCTAGACGAACCCGATCTAGAAACGCGCGTCCTCAACATAGCCGGTGTCTTAGGAACCTTAACTTCCTTAAGCTTCGGAGCTTTATCTATCTTAAGCTTGGCTTCTTTAATTGTCTTCACAAGTCTACCTTCAAGTCAACCTTAACTTCACCAGGAAGATAACCGGCGTCCATATACGCTTCAATGGCGTTAAGAGTTGCTTCGCGGACTTTACTGAGTGACTTACCGGAGCTCGGCTTAGGAACAATCGCGAAGTACTCGCCTGTTCGACCATCGCTGACGCTGATCCTAAGTGCATCCGAGTCGAGCAAGATCGAATAGAACGAGTATTCGCTGAACGTGCTTTTCTTAATTTCGCTCATGGCGTTCTAGTAAGGCGCCGCTTAGCAGCAAGTTTATTCTCTATATCTCGACCCCAGTCGGGCTGCGGATCGTGCTGCGTCATCAAGCTTCGGCCATGCTTCTCTTCTGGTCGATCCTCGATCTCTTTCGGCCTAGACCGTCCCGGATAAGTCTTGAACGGCATTTCTTCATGTTTAGCTGGCATATTACATCTCTCAAATGTTGTCGTTAGCTAACTCAGCAAGGACACGAAGATTCTCGTCGTAGGCCATCTAGTAGATCGGGCAGCTTAACTGCCCTTCAATCGCAGAGGATGCTGTGAAATTGGCTGCCGTCAATTGTTGGGATGCCGTCTGCGCGACATTCAATTCAGTAAATAGGGCGGCATTGGCCCCATCGGCAGAAAGTCCAATCGGCCATGACAGCAACGTCTGCATCCCAGTAGCCTTCGAAAGCATTCCAACATCCCCGCGGGCCATTGAATTACCAAGGCATGTTACCGGAAGATTCAAGGACGCCTGTCCAGAAGCAGTACCCAATGCTGAAAACTGAATATAGAAATTCATCGTCGCCACACCACCGACGACCTGAAACGAACCAACATTCGCTTCATAAGTCCAACCCGAGCCGCTGGCGAAGGTGAGGCCTGGTATCCACGAGACCGCAGACGACGAAAGTACACCGCCAGAATGGCAATTCGTTGCGTTAATGTCGTGGCCAGCATAATTATTGAACGGCAGCGAGTTCATGCCGGTAATGTTGACCGCAACCGTACAGTCGAGTCCATAGCCGCCGCCAGCCGATCCATTGCTATCAATCAGCGGAGCGCCTATTACGAGCGATGCCGTATTGTCCTCTAAACGGATACCGTCTTGAACATTTGCAATGATTTGCCCAGACGGGATATGCACGATTCCATGCGGATAAGCCTCGATGCGGATGCCATAGCGCGGGGCCGAGGCGGCCCAGCCATCAAAAATCAACTCCTGGCCGCCGCCCTGAACGGTGTCGTTGACAACCAGGTTGTCCTCGGTCGGCGTATCGAGGACACCGTGCATGAAGAGCTGCGAGTTGGGCGCCGAGGCGTTGAGTGTGTTGTCCTGTACGATATTCTGCGTATTGGCAATAACATCGACGTTCGCGCCAACCACGACGCCCCCACAACCGCCGCCCTGGTGAAATCCGATCGCGCCCTCGGCAATCTTGCCGGGACCAGCAATGCGTTCATCCACGCTCTCTAGCGTCGCACCCGAGGCAGTGTAGCATTGTATGACATCATTTTGCCCATTATCGTCAAAATTGGTGTACTTCACGCTGCCGTTGACAATCGCCAAACCATTCCACAGCGTCGCCGGGAAATCGCCGAACTGCGTATTCATGCTTACGTCGTCGAGCACAGCTTGGTTCGGACTATTCAAAGTAAGCCCAGTCCCGCCCGTCATCATCGTCGCCGAGGAAACCCGGAGTCCAGAAATCGTTGGCGTGTTTGTTGGTGTGCCAACTGTTCCCATTGTAATCAAATTCGCCGTCGTGCTGCTCCCGAAATAGCGCAGACCGCCACAACCCGATCCTCCTCCATGCAGCGATATGGGAATCGCCGCCACCGCCAGTGGCGTCCTAAACATATAAGTCTTACACTGCAAAGTGAGCTTGTTTCCCACAATGATCCCGTAGTTCAGCCAGTTTTGCAGTGCGACGGAATTGTCTGTCCCAGTGCTACCCGTATAGGTTCCGTCACCCACTGCCTCAAACTCGCTCGCATCAGCGCCAGTAGACGGAAATGACGCGAGCCAGCACTTCCCGTCAGCTGATGGGACTTGCGATCCGCCGTCACCCGCGCCAGCGTTCAGTGAGCATGCTGCATTACTAGGTATAAACTGAAGTGACGGCGAGTCTCCAGGAGTATCAAAGCCGAGCCGTACTATAGAAGTTGTGGCTGTTGATGGAGTAGCCTCCAAAACAGAATTACTAGCCGCAGTAATACCGCCAGTAATAGAGACACAATTATGTGTGTAAGCATCAGTAGCTAACAGAGTGCTCGCATCTGAACAGGGCTGAGTAACACCACTAGCGCCAAAATTATTAAGTGTCAAATCGGTATTGCCATTGACCTGAAGAAGAAGATTATTAGCAGTGGTATTCATATTACTATAATTAATAACTCCTGCTCCAGAACTATTAAAGCCCCAACATAATTGGTTCCAAGCCGTATTAGCACCTGGATCAGTGTTCCACTGGCAGAAACCAAAACCAGAATTAACAATACCGACGCCAAACGGACGAGTACCAGGTAAAGTCGGTACAACGGCGTTACCAGCATCAACGCCACGATTGTTACCCTGCGACATAATAAGATCGCCGGCAATAAGATTACCGAATTGCTGTATAACGCCCTGAGCTTGACTTTCAGGAGTTAAGAAAGCAAACACAAGCAAAAGAGTAACAGCAAAAATAGCTTTCATCAACTCGCTAACCAACCTAGTTCATTCGACTCGGAGGTATTTAGATTACTATTCGTCGTCCAGCGCTTCATTTTCGGCGCCTGAACAAGATCAAGACCGCGGCCTATGAGCGAGCATACGTCAACGCCGTCGTCGTGTTTACCGGCCGGAAAGTGTGTAAGCTGCGTAAGAAGCTCAGCTTTCCAAGATGCGTAGCGCGGGAAAAAGACCTTACCGCGCGAGGCTAGAGCTTGAAACGATCTTAAACGAGTGGCTTTATCATTAACGCTAGCTAACCACTCGATCCAGACGTTCGCGTTACGTTGCGCCATTCTATTAGCCAAGTACGGCTCAATCGAGCGCCGAATCGGCCCAGACTCACCGAACCATCTTAGCGGCTCATATTGGTGAATCAAGTCGAGTTGATGCTCGATCCAAACGTCAGAAGTAGTTTGCCCACGCCACCAATCAACAACATAAAGATTGCCGAAAGCGTCTAACGCGAATACGCCGTGTTCCGTAAAGTCGCCGTGGCCTTCCGTAACCGCGTAATCACTCGCGCCGTAGAAGTGAGCGTTATTCGGGATCGAGTCATACTCGGTTCCAAACCAGGCTAACTTAAAGTACTCGCCTTCTTCTGAGACGGGTCTCTGCTGATAAAGTGCTGACCAGGAGCGCGCGTCGAGCTTGGCTGTCTCGACTTGCTTCTCCGTGAACCATTCCGGCCACAAGCGCTCGCCAAGCTCGCGCCCTAGCGGATCATCCTCGCGAGCTTCCATCGGGAGCTCAACAACGGTCCACTCTGAAGCCTCGCGATCAAGAATTCGTCCTGCTAAATCGCCCTCGCTCCAACGAGTCTGGATAAGAATCTGCGCGGCGTGAGGCTTCAAGCGCGGCAAGAAATCATTTATATACCAGTCCCAAGTAGCTTCTTGCGATCTTAGACTATCGGCATCCTCGCGATTCTTAACCGGATCGTCAATCAAGCCTAGATCAGCACGCCGGCCCGAGATAGCAACACCGACGCCAGCTGCTAAGTACTCGCCCTCTTGTTCTGTTGACCAATGCGAAGCGGCTTTTTCATCCTTAGCTATACTGACAGAAAAGAGCGCCGCGTGTTCGGGCTGCGAAAAAAGATTCCTAACTCGGCGGCCGAAACGTTCCGCGAGCGGCTGAGTATGTGAGCAAGCTAAGATAGCTTTAGTCGGATTAAGCCCTAAGTATCGAGCCGGGAACAGCTCTGACGAGTACTTACTTTTGGCGCTGCCTGGTGGTAAGAACAACATAAGCTTATCTATCTCACCACGTTCAACGGCGTCGAGCTTGTCACACATGAACTTATGATGGCGCGCCGGCGCGAAGCCCAGGTCAAGATACTCAACGTAATCGACCATATTTCGCTTAGCTAAACGCCGAGCCAAGAGAAGTTCAGCCGCAGCCGAAGGCGTAATCAGATTCACTGCTTTACAGCATAACTATCTGGTGGTATCCATTCTATACCGCCCGAAGAGCATACTCTATACGTGGCTTGACCGGCTAGACCATACTTGCTGGCTACGAAAACAGGCATATTCAAGGTTCGCGAAGCATGGTTATATTCAGTATAACGCTTCGGAATCCACCGATCCTTAAGATCCACATCGGGCCGAAATACATAGAAATGTATCCCCGTCTCGATGAGCTCTCCAAGTATGTCAATAGTCTGAACTGCCATCAGTTCCTCACGTATGTCCTGACAAGCTCTGGAATACCCCACTTAAACTCCTTAAGTTGGCGTCGTACTTGAATGAGTTTACAAACAACTTGCACATCCGAATCAAGTACGCCAACGCTCGACTTTGCGACACTAGCTCGTAGCACACAAAGAGCTCGCGCTACAGACACGATGGCCTGCTGGAGGGGACCACTCTCCTCTGCCGTCCTTTGGGCTTAGGGGTTGAAATAAAGCCGCTGCCGTTGTCGAGACAAAGCCCGCGTAGCAGCGACCGGCGAAATTCATGTTACTGTAGGGAGTACGCGCACGTCGAAGCGAATAGCGTAGGCTAGCGGTACGTCAGCTTGAAATTCGTCTTCGTGTACGTTATACCAACGCTCGCGCCGAATCCATGTTGCTGGTACGTTCGCGCCGGCTTGCTTAGTATGGCTCCGGTCAGTTGGTATCTTATCTATAATGCAGCGCATTTCAATGCCGTCGAATCTCTCGATGGCGCTACTTTCGACACCTTTAGGATTCTCGAAGCCCGACGGCAGAGCAAACTCAACTTTATTCGGCAATGACGACTTGAGCCACGCCATAGCCGGCCGAATATAATCAGCATCTAGGTCGGCTAAACTCGCTTCGAGCATCTTCGGATCGACGAAGAACCAAACGCCATACTGAGAGAGCTTTGTGTTGCCTAAGAGTTTCTGGTTACCGACATGCTCTAGAAAACTCGTTTCGCCAAATAAGCGGCCCAGCTCCGGAGCTTCGAGATCGTTTTCCTTAGAGAAGATCACTAGAGCTTCCCGGCATAGCATGCCCGCTGAAACTCTCGGCCTCTTAAGCACGTGACGACGCGCGAAAGTAATCAGCCTCTCATCAAGCATGGCTCAGACCGCCGGGCCGAGTTGCATCCAAGTCGCGCCGGACCAGATAAAGAGCGCCCAGGCGTAGTTCGTCGTCAAGCTGGTTCCGCTAGAGCCGCCGTTAATCGGCCCCGTAATAGTAATGTTCGTCGTCGCCGCTAAGCCCATATTATCGAGCACGGCTACCTGGAGGCCGATCGGCGCTACGGGGCCGCCGCTAGCAGCCGGATTCGGCAACGCCACAGTGCCGTTAGCATCGGCGTTGATGTACCAGAAAAGCGGCGTGACCTGATGGAACTTTTCGCTCATAACTAGAGGCTTTCTTTACTGTTGGCCGCCCGTAGCATCAGACTTTCGATTGGCAGCTGTATTTGCATTTGTTCTATTCTGCCAATTTTCGCGCGCCCTATTACTCATGCGCGGGTTTGGATTACTTGGGAACGAGTAGTTAGGCTTACTACTAGGATCAGTCTTCTCTGTAAGAGGTTTCATACTCTTTCCGACTGTGAACTTCGGCCGGGAAGGCGCGTCCCAGTCAGACGTAGTAGTCTGCTCATCCCATTCGTGACCATACGGCCCCATGTCGTTGGAGCCACCATTGCCGTTAGCCATAGTTATTTATCCCAATCCGTAGTTGGTGTTTGGCCGTCCCACTCGTCGCCATATCTGTGAAGACCGCGACCATAGTTCTGCTCACTTGGTGTTGGTTTAGCGACATAGTTGCCACGTGAATCCATAGTCTTATTCGGGTCTTGCGAGTCTCTATATTGCTGTGATTTTCTTGTAGCAGCCTCTTGCTTTGCAGCCGCGGCCTTTTGTTTAGGAGTATCTTCCTGTGAAGAGGGATTAGATTGGCTAGACTTGGAGCGCTTAGGGAAACTCGGCATAGTAGGTGTCGGAGTAGTTATCCCCGGTACGCCCCGCCCGACACCTGGAATATAAGGCATCTAAAAAGATTCCTTTACTCCAGGGCGCCTGGCGTTTTCCGGCCCATAGTATGTGGGTCGCTTGGCGCCGTAGTGTCGATCATGAACTTAGATTTAGTCGGCCTCGATCCGCTGCCGACGGCTGTGTTTTGCATGGCGCTGTCGCCGTGTTCCTGGGGCATACTCGGCGCGTCGGAGAAGATCGAGCCGCCCTTCATCTTACCGCGCATATTCGAGGTCGTGATGCCTTTGTCGTCCATAGTCTAGACTCCTAAGTTGAGAGTGGTTTTGGATCTCGTTTCTTACCGATTATGTCGAATCGCGCTCGATAGCCAGCATTACATATATCCCAGGCCACGAGCGCGCGAATGGCTCGGATACGCAAGCCAATAATCAGGCCGCCTGGAACGTCTAATGAATACAAGCACTCGATGTCTGAAGCAGCCACTGCTAAGTTATGCCCTATAAGATAGCTATCTATTTCTAAGCCGTCCAGGGCCTTTTCTAATTCATAATTGCCAGCAAGCATGACTTCGACATACTGCTGAATTAGGCGACCAGGATCGGCCGCTGCCTTAACAATATCGTCGTGCCAAGGCAAGTCTACTTCATCGAGAAAAGCTCTCTCGACCTGACAAACTATGTTATGGAATTTGTTGATTAGGTACTTCGGGATTAATGGATCATAAGCGAGGAACGTATTCGGGCTCGTGTCAGCAGTAAGGTATTGCTTTTTTAGCGCCTCGATAAGGCGGTTCGCGAAGCTGCTTAGGCGTTCGTCCATGATCTTTCCTGAGCTAAACTCGCTAGCTCTTCGTCGCTGATCGCGTCGAGCTCGTTAGGATCTATATTGGCTATGATCGCGAGCTCAGTGTCGGTCATGAGCCTCGCGTCAGCGGCTTTGTGCGCGGCTTCGATTCTGTCGTCGTAGGCTTCTGCTAAGTAAAGCGCCCTGAAGACGTGATCTGGCAAAGTCGCCCGGGCGTAGTCTATGTCTTCTTGCTCGATCAGCTCGGCTTCAAGCGCGTCATAGCAAGAGAAGCGCGAGAAGAAGTAGCGCTCGGGCTCGCTAGTATTGTCGCGCTCGACCTGGCGCGCGAAATCGTAGAACCAGTTCGCTCTACCAGCCACGGTCGAGCGAACGCGCAAGGGCGTATGTGTGTTGGCGAAAGTCCTCTGTAGCGCGCTCCAGGCTTTCTCCGGAACGTGAATAGCTTGATCGATCACGGCGCCGAAAACTGCATCAGCAAAGAGGGCGTTTATATTTTCGGCGCTCTTGAAGTAAAGACTAGAACCGTTAATTAAGTTGAACGCCGGCGCGCGTTGGGCTGGTGTAAAGCTACCTGGTGTTAGCGCGCCCTTGAGGGTGTTCATCGCGCTTACGCAAGCGCCGAAATCGGGGCCGATAAACCAGAATTGCTGATCTTTTTCGCCAATAAACGCTCGGCTCGCTAGCCAAGCTAAGCCGGCTTCGAGCCTGAAACTACGCGGCGAGCACCATTCGCAAGCAGCTATACTAGCTTCGTTGAAGACGCTTTGGGCTATCTTGTCGGGTAGATTAGGTTGGGAGAACTCTATCAAGCTAGCTCACGCTCGCGAATAAAAAGAAGGAGTGCTACCGAAGCAGCACTCCTTTAGTTTCGCACCAAGCACCGGAACAATCGGCGCGAGACCGACAAGGAAGGAAGCGGATCAAGCTAGCTACCTAGCTGAAAAGCGGTCCCAGGGGAACTAGACCGCACTCGGCCGGAGCATCGCGATCACGTACCTGTCGTAAACTCGCGCCGATTGTACGCTAAGGCTTGCACGATCTTGGGCATGGTGTCAAGGGCTTTTTTACGAAGGCCCGATTTCGGCCCATCTAATGAGCTAACTAACTAACTAGTTATTTCTGAAACAATCTGTTGAACACTAACCAAAGTTAGCTTATTAGATAAGTCTTGAATACCTAAGTTATGGAGCCTCTTTACGCCGCGCCGATCCATATGCAGCAAGATAGCTATCTTGGACCAATGATACACATAGCGCTCACTTACGGGCGTAACTAGGCTTCTAATACAGACGATGCGCCGCGCAACTACGTTATCTATTAAGCTTAGCCATGTGAAGATGTTTTCCATGAGCTCAATATCAGTTGCTCTTGGCGTTGCTATACGTAAGCGCTCGCTCGTATAGCCGTAAGCCTCGTTTGGGTCGCTGGGAAACTCGGGCCAGAAGACTTTATAATCAGCTGGCTTGGGTGAGCGTATGTTCATGCTGAGCAAGACCGAACCGGCCCACTCCAGACAAGCGACGATCATCTCTGGATTGGCCCGGACGAGAACGTGACTGGAGACTATCTGATCGGAAACATCCCGCGACCGAGCCACTGAACTAGAAAGCCCACGCCCGGCCGGCCCGCCGCTGCTATTTCGCTCCGCGCGCTCTGGCATATTGCTGACTCCAAGGTTAGCTCTGGTTCAGGCGAGTTCGGCGTAACGTTCTTAGCGATGACGAGACAGACAACGGGGCGCGATAAAGCCAGGCTGACGACCGGCGCGTAAAGATTCCTCAGCTTCAAGATGGCTTCGACCTTATACGTTAGCTTGACTTCGATGATAATCAGCTTGTTGTCGTAGTTAGGTAAGATTATATCCGGAACGCAATAGTTAGAGCCACTATCGTCTTCGAACTCGAAGCCAGGGTTATGTAGGAGCCGAATACCTGCTTCGGCTAAGCTGCTAACGACGCGCCGCTCGTAAGCCAGGCCGACTTTGCTCCAGGTAGAGCTCGGCTTGGGAATCGGCCGTGTCGAGACGTGGCGCGACCAGCGAAGGTTCCTAGCTGGCCTGAAGGTATCTGGTAAGGCGGCCACAACTAGTCTAGCTCACTTTTGAAGCCGCTCGTTATTAATCTATGATTAAGTATAGATACTGAACCTACAAGTTCGCAAAAAGAACTGTCACCAAGAAGAAACGTGCTACCAGTAGACAAGTCGGGTTTGACAGTTGCGATAGCTATACTGGCTACTTCGCCGCGCCGAGCTTCTAGCAGCATGTGTTCTAGCAGCTCTACTATCTTGATGTTCATGAGCTTGTCTCCGGTGTTACGTCGATGGTCTGAGCTTCGACTTGCTGGTCCTTTTTCGGCGCCCAACCGAAGTTCAAGCTTATCTTAGTCGGCGGCGTGACGTTACCTTGCTGCGTCGCCCGCGGCGGCGCGATAGTTCTATCAGCCGCAAATTCGGCCGTCTTACGTAGCTCACTGAGAGAGATCGCCGCTCGCTTAGCGTCGTCGTCGAGGCGCTCTTGAATCTCATTCGTAGTTAGCTCAAGAATGTCTACGAGTTTGCCTTGAATACGTAAGTGTGTCTCGTAATCGAGCTCGATTCTTTGTTCTTGATAGTAGGATACTAGATCAGCAAAAGCCGGGTTAGTCCTTAAGTCTCGCACGCGAGCTGAGCTAGTACCGCAGATTGCTGCTACTTCGTTGTCGGGCCGACCGAGCGCGACCAGCTGGGCTTGGCGATGATGAATCGCCCGTACGTGCTTAGTAGGAAAGATCGCGCGTGTTGGAGCTATAGAGAGAGCTACTAGGTCTTCTTCTGTTAACTCGCGCCCGGCCTCGATGAACAGCGGCCGAACCGCGCCGGCCTCGACGCCAGGTGGTAGAAGATGGGCCGGCGGAGAGTTTAGGCCCTTTGAGCGGCCGTAGGGCATGGCGTGGCGTCCTCTAAGCGCGGCGCGGCTCGGCTCGCGTTGCCTTATAAATATACGCGCGCGCGAGGAAGATCAAGGCCCGAGCCGAATTTGAGTAGGATTTTCATAGGCTTAGCTCACTCTATTCGCGATATGATTTCGTCTATCATAGCTATACGGCCCAGTAGTACAGAATTTCGGGCGCTATCATTGGGATAGCTAACTCGTAAGCCCAGGATTCAAGGTACTTTTTGCTTAAGTCATCTAGACTTAGTTCTAACTCTTCTTTAGATAAACTGTTATATTTAGACTCTAACCAGCTAGTAGAAATCGCCCGTTCCAGTTTTATGTAATCTCCATCTTGCAGAATATTTCCTAATAGACGTAGGACTTCGCGCCCTATTATGGTTGCTGTTAATGGCTCGCGCCTGAAGTTGCTGTAGTTTCCCAGTAAGTCATATTTCGCTTGTTTATGTAACCAAGACATCAGCTACCTCTTTGATAGATTTTGCTCGACCGGTATTTTTGCTACACGCTCTCGGTTGGCGCTGGCGCCAGGGTGGGGATCTTCTCTGCGGGGAGATCGAATCTCTAGCAGCTAGAAGTAAAGAGCAAGTAAACGCGCGAGGCTTACTTGCTCTTTACTTAGCGAATTACTTTAGCTTAGCTTTAACTCCCTCCCGCGCAAGTCATGACAACGTTAGTATAACCATCGAGCCATGCTAGTGCATGTATGCGCGCGAACATGGCGTCAAGTGGCGAGCCAATAAGGCGGTCGCTCATGTCAAGCCAAATCGCAATGGCCGTCCATTTAAGCGCGCCTAGTGCAAGTTTCTTCATGCGATCTAGTTTCCTTTCGCTTTCGCACCGAGCATGAACCGGAGTTTACTAGCTTCGTTGTCTATCGCAAGCGTGATGTTAGTCTCGCGCTCGACAATGTAAGCTAGAGCGTTGTCTTCGGCGGCGAGCACCCCGATTGCGTCGCGCAATAAAGCATGTGACGCGATTAGCTTATCGCCAGCGCCGTAAACATCGAACATAAGCTTGGCTCCCCTTAAGTAAAGAGCGGCGGGTTAGTTATGACCGCCGCTCTTGGTTTGCGTTAGACGACTTGTCGTAACGCGCCGTGCTTACGCGAGATCAATGTCAAGCTCGACTTCTTTGCTTCCGGCCGTGCGGGTTTGGATAGCGTGACGCTCGGCTAAGATTGTTCCGATCATGTCGCGAACTTGGCCTTCATACTTATCGGCTAAGCCCGGATCGGTAAGGACTTTCTTGACGACGCCGGCGCGCTTATTGCGCTCAACGCTAGTGTCGTGGTCTGAGTAGACGCCGCTAAGCTTGCCTTGCTTGACGCCGAGCTCGAATACAAGCCGATCGGCGGCGGTTTCGAGAAGCGAGCTAGAAAATTCGCTACCGAGGTCATCGGTAAACGAATAGCCACCGTTTAGGTAGCCCGTCAAGTAAGCCATCTTGCCAGCGTCGTCGAGCTTGCTTTCCTTGCCGCGCGTAACGGCCGAATTCGCGACGCTTCCGGCGCGATTGGTGTAAGCCCAATTGAGTGCGCGGGCGTCCTTGTCGGAACAAACGTGACCGGCCGCATAAGGTGCTTTCACGGCGACCGTATAGCCGGCAACGATCTTGACGTAGCGCGACGCATGCTCGGCAAGGCGCGACATCACGTTATCCGAGTGCTCGCCGACTTCGTGAACGCGAGCGGTTGAGCTTTGTGCCATGTCTTAGCTTCCTTCCTAATCGGTTAGACAACATCGCCTAACCGCGATCTTTATCGCACGCTAGAGCGTGTGCGTCAACAAAAATCTCGCGAGCGATCGCGAGCGACCGAATTATTTTTGCCTTGGCGCGAGCAAACCGGAGGCGAGCGAGCAGAGCGGTCAACGGAACAACGGCGCGGCGGCATTGGGCCGCTAGGAGGGCCGTACGTGCGCGAAAGCCTCGGAGCGCCCCTAAGTACCGACTCGGCGCTTTCGCTCATCACGGCCAATGCCTATTGGCCAAAATCAATATCCAATAGCCGCGCGAGTGGGTCTAGCTCGGCACACATTACGATCCCCATATTCGGCCCATCTAATGAGCTAACGCGCCATGTTGCTGCTAATCTCGCGCCCTAGCGGCAAGCTTGCTAGGCTGCTTATACAGTGAGCTAATCAAAATTTCGGGCCGAACTAAGCTAATAACACTGATATTGATCCATCTTGCTGTTCGTGCAACTTTCGGCCCTTAAGTACTTGAAAAGATAAGCTTATCTTCTAACTCTTGCTAATTCGCTACTAAAATTCCGACCCCAATTTAAGCTCTATTAAGTCAACTATATCAAGCCCTTAACCCCTATATTATACGCTATATAAGCCTATTATCACAAAAACGGACACCTACCCCCCAGTCTGTATATGTCTGTGTCCCTGGGACTATGTTCCTGGGACTTAGGTTGCTGGTAAATTCCTCCCTTTAGTTAGATATTTTTTTTTTATATAAACACAGAAGGTCAGTAAGACATACTAAGCACCAGACAGAGAGATCAAGACAGACAAACAAGCAGCTAGACACACTTACGCGTACCGGTACGAGCGCGTTTTTGCCATACTAGTCGTATATAGCATAAAATATAGCCTTAAGTCTTTGAAAAACCTAGCCTTTTCGCCCCTAGACAACAAGGCAAAAATCGCCTATTATCACCCAAGTTCCAACAAAATCATAGACTTAACCCCAAATCAACATCCTAGCTCAATACGCGCTCCAATACCGGCCCGAGCACCCGGCCCGAGTTTCCACCAGCAACAAGAGGACAACCACCAATGGCACGAAAGACTTCACGCAGAGAGCTCCGAGAGCTTTTCATTAAGCAAGAACATTTCGGCTTCTGTTACTACTGCGGTAACGCCGCAGCGAATCATTACAATGAGTTTATACCTATATCTTATCTATCTACATATCCTATAGAAAAGCTTAAACAAGCCGAGCTACTCTTACTAATCCCATCTTGTATCGAGTGCGAGATCATAAGCAGCTCAACTATACCTTTTATCTTCAAAACAATTGCGCTAAAGCGCCAAGCTATTCAAAAGCATCTAAAATCTCGCTACGCTGGTGTCTTACTAAACAAGCCCGAATACGAGCTGAGCCCGCGAGACAAGCTAAACAAAGCTCACTTACTGGCTCGCTTAGCTTGGACAAATGCCGAGGTCGAGAACGAAACAATAGATCACAGCTTACAGAAAGGCCAAAAATACTGCATCAACTGTAACTCACTGTTTTGGCCCAAAACGGGAGTAGAACAATTCTGTAGTAAAGAATGCGCCGATCTAGTTCAGGCCGAACAAAGCAGAATCAATCTGCAAAAAATGCAAACCAGATCCAACTTCGGAACTGGCAAGGTACTAAAGAGGTACGATGCTAAATAAAGCCGAGCAAAACAATCTACGTTCGGGGCTTGTAGCAACCACAAGTAGAGTGTTGCCCAAATGTCACGTTCGCCAAAAATCGTACACGTTCCCCATTCGTTCACGTCCAACGCCACAACCCTCCCTAGACCAACTCCTCTCGCCGTGCTACAACTACGCGTTTATCTTACGTCAATGGAACGAGGATCAGATCATCATGTCTCTCTTTACTAAACGCCACTACGATTGGCTTTCCAGCTCTCTAAGCAGTGAATACCGTCTAATCACTACTAAAAAGAAAATGACCGGCGACGCTTGTTACGACGATCAGCTAATCGCGCTAAACGTCCTAATTATGCACATGGGCGCCGATTTAGAACGTGACAATAGCTCATTCGATCGCGTGCTCTTCATAAAGGAGTGCCACTCATGAGCGTATCAAGCTCGCTCGCGCCGCGCGCGCCCCAAATAACTCTCTTCCTCGACAGCACCGGCCAAGTTCACGCCGAGGCAGCCGGCAGAAACGGCTCCCGTCGCAAGATAGCTTTCGACGAGCTAAGTTTGCCTTACGAGCTCTATAGCGACCTAATCGAGCAGCAAGCAAGTGAACGCGAGCGAGCTAAAGAGGAGCGCGCGCGACTAGACGCCGAGCGCGAAGCCACGCACAAGCGTATCGTCGCGTACACGAGCTTGAACTACCCTAGCGCCTTAAAGTACGTATCTAACGAAAGCGACAAAGGCGCGAAATCTAGCAGCAAGAAGGCCCGTCTAGTTAAGACCGATCTAGACAAAGCCATTGCTAGTATACAACTCTAATTAGGAGAGAAACTGTGTCAGAGAAGCAACCGAGCTTCAAGCCAGGCTCCGTGCCTCTTTCATGGTGCGTCACTTGTTGGCGGACGCCTTCCCACAGCTTCGATTGCCCGTATATGATTTGGTCTATACGCACGATACCGCCCCGGTTCGAGCCGCTCTTGAAGCCGAGCGACTGTTGGATATCGGCCCGAAAACGGCTAAGCTAGTATACAACTCTAACCGAAAGCGAGCACCAAGCCATGATAAACGGCACGACAAAACTGGCAAAAAAGATAAGGCCCAGATTAGCCAATCAATTCTGTCTAGGCTACTCTGACTTCAAGATCGGCCTAAGCTACTACGACAACACAGCCTACGAAACTTGGCCCGAACCCGATCAGAAGAATTACGAGCGCGGTCGACTTTGGGCAGCCGAAGGCAAACAGCTACGTAGCGACGTAATGAGCAAAGTAAGCTCAAACGTAAAGCTAAACCTAGCTATATCTAGTATCGAGCTCTAACAAAGGTTTCGTAGAACTCGGCCCAAACTGGTCTCGCGCCGGCTACGAAATAACCATAACCTATAACTTACGCAAAGAGGAGAGCTAAGATCATGAAAGACTTGTTAGACTGCTTTCAATTTGGAATGATAAGCATTATCTGGCTTTGGGTACTGATACAAATCGGCAAGAAAGGACTCTAACATGAACGCGAATAACATCAGAAAGCTAATCAAGCTAATCGCCTCACGCCAAGTAAACGAGAACGGCGAAAGTACTTGGCAAACAAACAAAGGCAAGTTCACCTGGGACTTCAGTACTGTAATCGAGCCAAAAGGCTCGATCGGCTGTGGTTCAGTTGGCTGCTTAGTCGGCCTAGCTTACAAGAACGAGCTAATACCGTACACCGGTCGCTACGAGATAACTGTTTTTACCGGCCTCAGCGACTACATAGTCGCAAGAGTTTTCTATAACCGCCACGATAACTATCACGTCGGCGACGACTGGCAGAAAATAACCCCAGAAATGGTCTCCCGCGAGCTTGAAAAGCTCCTAATCAGTGGAGTAACGTAAAATGTCAAAGCTCGACAACTTCAACCGGCCTTGGGCGCGAGTATCAGACACCAAGCCCGGCGACATTCTTGAATGCGACGCGGGCTTTAGCTGCTTAGCACCAAGCTCCCTTCAAGTAGTCAAGTCGCACGAAACCGGCCTATATATACAATGCTCAGAAGGAATGCACTTCCTCGACGGTCAAGAACAACACGGCTGCTATATCGGTCTCTATCACAAATAAGGATCAGCATCATGACAGACTCACGCAGTATCAAACCCAGCATCATAACTAATCCAAGCGTACATAAAGGTGACGTAATATCAGCCCAGAATAACCTAATCATGTGGGCCGGATTCTTACAGCAACTCAAAGAGACTTCCCAAATAACTAATCTTATACTAGCAGGTATTATACACGATCATCGTGCTAATGAGATAAAGCAACGTGCAAGTTATAGAGAAGCAGCTTGGCGCATACTAGCCAACGATTTACTACCCGACGAAGATCTAGACTGGAGAACTAAGGAGAAAAACATGACTAGCTCAAAGCCCCTAGTGGAGAACGTATCATGACTAGCTCAAGCTCAAGCTCAACCCTAACTATAGCCAGCCGCGAGTGGAGCACACGCCCGGCCGATGAGCGCTTTACCAGTCTACACGCCCTCGCCGCCTACAAGAACTACGAGCGCGAACATAGTCGGCGACGAACGCTAGCTAATCGAGACCTAACGATCGTCCCCAGTACGACAGACGTATTCGACATCGCCGTAACGGGGCCGAACGGAAACCCAGCTAGCTTAACTAACTGGAGCTACAACCAGCTAAGCTCGTTAAGCGGCGTCCCTGGCGAATACATCGTCCGCTCGAAGATGCCCGGTGCTCTAGCCGCGGACAACTTCAACTGGGGTTTACACCACGCACGAACAGCCGAGAGCGTATCAGTTCTCCTTCGCCAGCGCGAAGACAAATCAGTTTGGCTCGGCGCCTTAAATGGCCCCAACTACGGCCTAGTCTGGGACAACGAAATCGTCGAAACTCTCGTCAGTGAGTTCGGCGACGGCGTAAGCGGCGAATGGAGTGTACCAGGCGAATTCTCTAAGAAGCTAACTAGCGTAACAAAAGAAAACACAACTCTCTACGCGAGCGATAGAGATATGTGGGTCTTCCTGGCCGACGAAACAAACCGTATCGAGATTCCAGATAGGCGCGCTGGTAAGAGCTCCAGCTTAGCTCGCGGCTTCTACATCGGCAACAGCGAAGTCGGCGCCAAACGCTTAACCCTGGGTACTTTCCTATTCGACTACGTTTGCTGTAACCGAATGATTTGGGGCGCGCGAGATAGCTCTGAGATCAGCATCAGACATACTAGCGCGGCCCCACATCGTTGGCTAGAAGAAGTCAAACCGGTTTTAAAGACACTCAAAAACAGCTCGCCAGCACCGATGACAGAAGCCATACGAGAAGCTAAGCAAACTAAGCTCAAAGAAGACGTGGACAGCTTCCTTAACTCACGCTTCGGCGTCTCAAGCGCAATCAAAAGCACTCACATGCTCGAAGAAGGCCGGCCGATCGAAACAGTCTGGGACGCCATCGTCGGCGCCACAGCTTACGCACGCGAGCTAGTCTACATCGACGCGAGAGTTAAAATCGAGCGCGAAGCCGGCGCAATGCTAGCCAAGCTCGTCCCCAACAAGGCCGAGCTAATAGCCCTCTGAATAAAGGAACCAACTATGGACGACAAAGCTGTTAGCAGTCTCTTCGAGCTTCTTGATAAAATCGTCAACGAAGGTCAGCTTACTTGGAAACAAAAGAAAACTCAAATATTAGATAAAGCTAGGCTCAGCAGCTTAGCCGAAGCTAACTTGAGCGAGTTCCTTAGTTGGTTTGAAGGAACCCTAGACTAGAAAAGGAAAGCCTAGCTCATGAACGATGATCTAATCAGAACCTACGTAATAGCTCAGCAAATCGAGCCCTTAATCTCGCTCTTCAGCTCCATGTATGATCAGCGTAATCGCGCCGAACTCGAGCGCGATCTTTATCTAGCTCAGCTAACTAGGCGAGACTCAACAACTCGAGACGAAACCAAACAAGACGAAACAGTATCAGCTCTCGTCTCGACACGCCAAGCTAAAAGCAAAGCAATAGAAATCGACCTCTAATCAAGCAACCAAGGAGCCTCATCATGATTATCTTCGAGAACGACGGCGAAATCGACCCCAGACTAGCAATGCTAATCGGCGTCAACGTAAAGGAAAATGCTAACGCGATCGGCTTTTTCGGAACCGGCCTAAAGTACGCCATAGCTTGCTTAAGCCGCTGGAACGAAACAATAACTCTCCAAAGTGGCCTAGCCGAATTTACTTTCTCTTGCGAGAACGTAAATATCCGCAACAAAGAGTTCGGCATAATCAGCCTATACAGCAAATACGATCGAACCCAGCTAGGCTTCACAACCGAACTCGGCAAACATTGGGAACCGTGGATGGTCTATCGCGAGCTATGGTCTAATGCCAAAGACGAGCCAGGTACCTTTATTTGCGAATCAACACAAAAGCCCGCGCCGATAGCAGGTATAACGCGCGTCATCGTAAGCGGAACCAAGATCGAAGGAGCTCACAAAGCTCGTAACGAGTTCCTATTAGAAAACCGAGTACCAATAATTAAGACAGACGGCCTAGAGATATACGCCGGAGAAGGTCAGCATATATTCTACCGCAACATAGCTATTCAGTATCTAAGCAAACCAAGTCTCTTTACTTACAACATAACCGAGCAGCTATACCTAACCGAAGACCGAACCGCCGCCTCGTGGAGCACCGACCCAATCATCGTCAGAAACCTAGCCGCGCTAGATAACGAAACAATCCTAGAGACAACCTTAAACGCGCCAGACACGAACATGGAAGCCCGCCTCGATTATGACTATCTATACTCAGACAACCCAAGACCGACTTGGACCAAGATAGCCCAAAGACTAGCCCAAGACAAACCCCTAAGCGTACACAGCAGCGTAAGAAAACGCTTCAACAAAGAAGAAATACAAGTCTGTCCGACGTGCCACCGGCCGCTCTAAGCAGAAGGAGCTTAGCTTGTGAAAATCATCTTACGCGAGCTCGTTACGTTCCTCTTTCTCTACCTGGGCTTTGGAGCTATCTTCGCTCTGCTAATCGCAATCCTAGCTTAATCGGAGGCTTAACTATGTTAGACATAGACAATCTGATCACTAAACTCCGCACAGCTGCGCGCCGCACGCTGGACTCCGCCGAGTTCGAGGAGGCCGGCATCGAGCGTCATCGACCTGAATACACGCGATGCATCTTCGCCGAAATTAGGACGAAAGAGCAGGACGAACGCATAGAAGACCTATATCCGTTCGTCATCCTAGCCGCGCGCAATGCGCAACAGTATCGCGCCGACGCCGAGGTGTTCGCCGCCGCTGCCGACATGCTGGAGAGAGACCTAAAAAGCAGGAGCGTTCTAGAAGCAACCAAATAAAAGGAGCTTAACTATGCTAACCGGAACTTGCGACATCTGCGACAAAGAAAACCGCGAACTAAGGCGCGTCGTCGCTTACGGGATCGAAACCTATTCTTGCTTAGAATGTCTAGGCGAGCCAGACGAAGAAAAAGAGACCGAAACAAATCAGAACGAGCACAATCAGAACGATCGCTACGAGACGTTTCGTAAGTGGGCCGTTACTTCGACCGACGATCTCGCAGAAAGCCAAACATACTACATGGTCTACTGCCTCGGCAAAGCTTCATTCGTCTCTAACGTAGTAATCAACTCAGCTTCTCCTAAAAAATGCGGAACTATAGGTGAAGAATACATCATAATAGATAACAGTTCGGCTTATCTAGACGATCATGGTCTAGGCAAAAACAACTGTAACGAACATCTAATCTTCTCTCGCGAAGACAAAGCACAAGAATACGCCGAAGCTTGTAAAAACGACCTAGACGAATGCAATAGCTATAAAGAAGCACAAGAAATGCTAAACTTCGATTACTGTAACGAACCAGAGGAATAAATGAGTACCTCAGCAAATAGGCTCGCTCGTAGAAAAGAGCTTCTACAAGAATGGGAAGAAAAAAGAATTAAAGAAGAAGCAGCCCAATACGAAGCCGACCTAGAAGCAGGACGTGAAATTCGGCGCCTGCTCAATCTAATAAACAAAGTCGAACCAGAGGAATAAATACATGCTACTAGACTCAGCCCAACCACCGGAGCTAATCTACCAGCATCCCGGAGCTGATCCTTATCGCGGAACAAACGAAAAGGCTCTAAGACTACTGTATCCAAGCGCCAGACCATATCTACCCTACTCCGTCTTTGCTCGGATCGAAACAAACGGCTTCTGTCGGCTTCGCTTCTTCCAGCAAGGTGAACT